GAACCCGCGTGGTCATTGGCCTCGTGCACGCACTTCCCATTTATGAAGGGATGTTTGCAGTGGCTAAAAGGACAAAATCTTGGAAGAAGGCCCGTCGGTGCGAAGGTATGCGACTGGCGAAAGAGTTCAAAAACCTTCCCCATCTCGATGGCGACGGTCGGGAGGTAGACCCGTGGGAGAACCTGCAGAAAGTGATCGACCCCGACACGGGTCAAGAGGTTGAGCTACCCCTCTGGCAGCGCTGCCTCAACGCCGCTAACGAGTGGCTCGGCGTATCGCAGGGAACTGAACACAGTGGCCTGAGGTCCGAGACCTGGAAGAACGAGAGCCCGGTCGGCTTCGACATCACCAGCCTCAGCCCGGCAGTGTACATGCAGCCATGCTGATGCCTCCAGGAGACTTGACCGCACTGGCTATGAGCGGAAGCTCTGCCGCGTACGACGAGCTGCGGAACAAGTTCGGCATAACCTCGTGTGAACTCACGAGATATGGCGCTGAATCTTCCCTTCACCCACCGGGTATCAAACTCCGGACGCCTCGAGAAGTAGAGCGAGCAGCGAGCGCTCTCACGAACATTCTGGTGGCCAGGAGGGCAAAGCAATGTTAACCCCCGTCGAGGTGAGCTACCTCCTATTTTTCATCATGGTGGTTCTTACCATCGCGGCAAGCGTCCCACCGACCAAGAAAGGCTGACCCAATGCATCCGAACGTCGAAAGCATCATGAGATTCTTCAACTACCAGCACCTTCCGCCCCACCTGCAGGAGATCAGCAAATCCTGCCACGACCTGGCCGAGAAGATGGTCAACGAGTTGCCGTCAAGCCCGGAGCTGACCGTCGGTCTTCGCAAGTTGCTGGAAGCTAAGGATTGCTTCGTCCGCGCTAACGTGAAGCCGGGTGACCATTGCGGTACCCGAATCGAAGGCGGAGAGACCTTCAAGCCGTGACTAAATCTTAGGTTACCCGGCGCCATCCACCCACACAAACTCCCTCCACGCAAGCAAGGCGCTGGCCGGACACCGGTGGCCTCACCGACCGGCTCACCCCGGCCCCAAAGCGGGGCCGAGCGGGTGAGGTTAGGAGACGACCATGAGCGAGGATAGACCGCTTCTCAGACGGCAAAAGCAGTGGGTGGCCGCGATGATTGAGCATCGCGGCGACATCCAGAAGGCGTCGGCCGAGGTCGGCTACACGTACTGGCACGGGCGTCAGTTGGCATCTGGCAACCGAACCCCACAAGTGAAGAAAGCCCTCGATGCGGCAATGCTGGAGGTAGCCGATGAATGCAAGTACCGTGGTCTGATTGACCGCGAAGACGCATTCGAAGAACTGATGCGGGTCGGTGATAAGGCCATGGACGCCGGCGACTACAAGAGCGGCGTACGAAGCCGGGTGGACGCTTACAAGCTCGTTGGCCTGTATGTGCACAAGATCGAAGACGTCACTCCCGGACGGTACCACGAAATCGACCCAGACGAGTTGACCGACGAAGAATTCGAGGTCTACGCCGCCTATGAAGAGCTCAGAGAAAAGCTCCAAGCAAAAGCGGCGAAAGCTCCCGATAGCGGAGGAGCGACGCCGTAGAGAGGCGCTCAAAGACCTTCACACATTCGTCGAAGAGTTCTGGCCTGAGGTAGAACCGAAAACGTTTGTCAGCGGGTGGCACATCGTGGCCATCTGCCTCCACCTGATGGCGGTCACCTTTGGCTCCATCAAGCGTTTGCTCATCAACGTGCCGCCCCGGCACTGCAAGAGCCTCCTGGTGTCCGTCTTCTGGCCCGCCTGGGAGTTCGCTCGCGGCGATCGGAACGGGTGGCTATTCGTATCCGGCGGCAAGGACCTGTCCACACGAGACAGTGTCAAGTTTCGGCGGATCATCGAGTCCGACAAGTTCAAGCGGTGGTTCCCGGACTGCATTCCGACCATCGACCAGAACACGAAGACCAAGATAGACTTCAACGGCGGTGGATTCCGAGAGGCCACCTCCACAGGGTCCAAGGTCACAGGCAAGGGCGGCGACCGCATCGTCATCGACGACATGCACGACGCCCGGGCCGGGGATGACGAGATACTTCGCGACGTCACCTGGCGCCGAGAGGTTCTCACGACCCGCGAGAACGACCCGGAGGAAACTGCCTGGGTCATCATCATGCAGAGGCTCCACGAGGACGACCTCAGCGGGTGGACCCTGGAGAATCTGGGCGACGATTACGTCCATCTGTGCCTACCCTGGCACTACGACAAAGAGCGCCACTGCTCGACTCCCATCTGGGAAGACCCCCGCATCGAAAACGGGGAAATCCTCTGGCCAAACCGATTCAAAGAGAAGCATTACAAGCGTTGGGTGGCTGAGCTGGGCGCTCTGGCGGCCGCTGGCCAGCTGGAGCAGAACCCTCACCCGGCGGACGGTACCGAATTCAAGCGAGAGTGGTTCAAACATCGCTTCACGCGCTTGCTTGCTATCGATGTTGAGCGCTGGGTCATCTCCGTTGATACCGCCTTCAAAGGCGAAGAATCTTCAGACTGGTGCGTCTTCCAGCTCATCGCAAAGGTGGGCGCGCTCCGCTACATCGTGGACCAGTTCCGCGAGCACCTAACCTACCCAGACTTGAAAGAGCGCTTTCTGGACTGGAGAAACCTCTGGATTTCGCGCGGCATCATCGCCGAGACCGTGATAGTCGAAGACAAGGCGAACGGTACCGCGCTCTGCGACGAACTAGAGACGACTGTCGAAGGTATTCACCGCTACAGCCCCACCGACCCGAAGCAGGTGCGATACCGAGCCGCCTCCCCTCAGTGGCAAGGCGGACAGGTTCTTCTGCCGGCGGCCGAAGGCGCGACCTTGGTCAACACCAACGGCCGAGAGATAGAACTCGACCCGTCGTTCGTCCTACTGTTTATCAAGGAATGCCTCAGCATCCCGAACGGGAAGCACGATGACCAGGCCGACGCCATCACTCAGGCTCTCCTGATCATACTTCTGCAATACGGCGTGGAATTCGACGCCGAGCAAGACGAAGAGTTCGAAACGGAATGGAGCGAGATGTATGGCTGAAGCCGCCACGGAAGACCAGGCGATAGAAGCTCCAGTCCTCGACCAGGAGCCGTTAAACGAAACTTGGTATCACTGGGTACAGAGCGAATTCACCGAGTTCCTCAACCCGGACGACATCCCCATCGAGACCTACGAGGAGATGCTCAAGGACGAGACCGTTTTCAGCGGTATGGAGTTCTTGCGACAGACCCTACTCTCCCGACTTGGAGAGTACAGCCACCCGGTACCGAGGATCGAGAAGCGCATTCGGGAGAACCTGGTGCAATTGGAGGGTGGCTCCTTTCTCAAAAGCTGCGGGCAGATCCTCACCGGCGTCGACTTCGGCTACTCGGTGACCGAAAAGCTATGGAAGCGGGACAACAGCGGCCAGGTCAGGCTGCGCGGTCTACAGACGCTGCACCCAAGCTCGGTGTCCGTGGAACTGCACACCTCGGGTCCGCACAAGAACCGACCCAAGGTCGTGTACCAGTGGAAGAGCCAGGGGACGCGAGAAAAAGAGTTCGACCTGTCCAAAATCGTGCTGTTCACACACGGGGAGTGGTTTGGAAACGTGTACGGTCGAAGCCGCTTGAGAGCCGCCTACGCTGCGTGGTTCACGAAGAAGGTTATCGTGCCAGCATGGGGCCTAATGATGGAGCGCTTTGGCTCCCCCATCGCCATTGGCAAGACCGACAGTGAGAAGAAGGTGAAGGTCAACGGTCTGTTGGTCAGCGCGAAGACTGCGCTCTCCAAGATGCTGGCCAAACTGGGCGCCCGGGGGCAGATAGTCACCGACACAAAGACCGAGATTGATATCGTCAGGGGACACCCCGAAGCGGGAAAAGCCTTCGAAGGCATCACCGCCTACTGCAACAAGATGATTTACCGAGCGATCGGCTTGCCGTCACTCATCGCCGACCACGGCGACACCGGCAGCTACTCGCTCGGCCAGGAACACTCTGCCCTCTTCCACCTCGTGCAGGAACAGATCGGCTACGAACTCGCGGACACCCTGGTGCAGCAGATCGTGAAGCCTCTCATCATCTGGAACTTCGGGGAACAGAAACTCGGGTACGGCGAGTTCACCATCGAGAACTTCGACCCCGAGAAGGCTCTTCAGTTGGCCACCTATTTCGAAAAACTGATAGATACCGGCCTGGTGAAGAAGCACAAGCTCGAGGACATGAACGAGATGCGGTCCCAACTCGGTTGGACTGCTCTTCTGGAAGAGGATTTGGAGGAGCCGCTATCGCTACCGCCGACCGTGCCACCTCAAGACCTCGAAGACGACGAGGCCTCAGCCGAAGAGCTATCCGCGAGATCGGAACTCGCGCTCTGCTTCAGTGCCGCCGGCAAGAGGAGAGCCAAGGCTGCCCTTGTGGCTGCGAGACAGAAACGTTTGCGGGTAAGGAGAGAGCTAGAAGAGTTCGGTCGGGCCTCTTAGTCGAGAGGCTTGCTCCTCCGGTCTTTGAGCGTCTCGAACGCTGGTTCATCCGAGAAGCCGAGAAGCTTACTCGGAGGCGACTTCGGGCCGCGATACCCGAGATTGAACGGGCTTGGGAGGCCGGTGACGCAAGCCTCATAACGATACCCGGAGAGGATGAGCACTGGCGCCTCCTAACGCGCTATCTCGAAGCCGCCTGGCGGTGGGGCCGAGAACACGCCTCAATAGAAGTCTCTAGGCTTCTTGCTGAAGACCTTAATTTCAACGAGGCTGACAGCCCGCCGGAGCCTAACCGGGGGCCGATTCCGTGGGAAGCGATTCTCTGGATTTTAGGCCGCCAGGAACTGGCCGGGAAATGGAATCGTTCTCTCGACGAGCTGGTGCAGCTCGTCATTGCAGAAGGGATAGAATCTGGAGCGACACTCCGTGAGTCTATCCAAGCGCTTGAAATCATCTTTCCGGACTTCAGCCGGTCACGGCTCGAGAACATCGCTCGCACCGAGGCCAGCTCAGCCTACACAAACGGCAGAATCAACACCTTCACGCAGCCTGATTCACGGGTTGCCGCCTTACAGTTTTCAGCGGTCTTAGATACTCGCACAACCCAAATCTGCCGGTCGAGAGACGGTCTCATCCTAGCGATAGACGATCCCAGACTGGCCTTACACACTCCGCCGCTGCATTACCAGTGCCGGTCAACGGTCGTGCCGATCACAATATCGCAATGGCGACGGCTCTTGCGCGGAGACCAGAGAGTTTTACAGCGCGTGCTCGGCTGGGTACCGGCCGGCGGTCCAAAGACATTGGACGAGGCCCTCAGGGGCTGGGACCGGGCTGCACCCCCTCTCGCCGGGTTCGCAGGAAGATAGGAGAACACAGTGTCAGCAGAACTTCTCCATTTCAACAACCTAGACGTGGCCATCTCTCCCGAGGGGCGTACCGAGGGGGTCTTACCTGACGGCCAACCCTGGATCGAGGTCAATGCTCGCGGCTTCTACGTTGGTACCCACCGTGGTCGCGAATACAAAGAATCTGACCTGGACAGTATGGTCGACACCTTTTCCGAGCCTCTCAATGACGAGGATTGGGACGTCCCCGTACAGCTCGACCACAGTGACAGTTCCCGAGACACCGTTGGAAGTGCCCGCCGAGTCTGGCGCTCCGGCGGAGACCTGGGCGCCCGCCTGCGCTTCGTCGGTGAAGCTGAGGTCAAAGCGGTCAGGGCTGCAAAGTATCGCAAAATTTCCATCTCCGTGTTCAGATTCACGGATGACGATGGAAACGTCACCTACAAAATCAGAGAGTTTTCTGTCACCCCGTTCCCGGAGCTGGAAGGGGCAACTATCTACCAGAAGGAGACACCAATGTCCGACAAACCCAAAGCACCCGCTCCGGCGCCATCGCAGGAGCATTTTTCCGCCGACCATCCCGCACTCGTTCAGATGCGGGCGGAGTGGGAGGCCCAACGCAGAGCCGAGCGCGAGGAGTTCGACCGAAAACTCGCGGAACGCGACAAACGCATCGAAAGCAGCGAGAAGATTATCCGCTTTCAGAAGCTCACTCGCCGAATCGAGACCTACGGCAAGCAAGGCAAGTCCGTGCCAGCCATGGACGAAGCTGAACTGGCCCTCCTGGAGTCTTTCAGCGACGAGCAGCTGGAACTGTACGACAAGCTCAAGGAGGCTAGTCCCAAGTACGTGGACTTCGAGGTCGTAGGAGACCAAACGGCCTCGGAGCCTCCAAAAACCGAAGAGTTCACCGAGGAGCAGGCCAAAGAAGAGGCCCAGAAGTTCATCGATGAGTTCGCCACCATGAAAGCGAGAAAAGATGCCTGAAACAACCACTTTCACCCCCAGTAATATCCTGGCCTATGCCCTGGAGACCCCACCCAACAGCGTGGCCATTACCGTGAAGAGCGGGCAGAACTTGCCCGCCGGCCAGGTTGTTGCCCGCGAGACCGCCAGCGGCAAGTACGTTGCCTACAACGATGCGGGTAGCGGTGGCATCAATGTTGCGAGTGGCATTCTACCTTACGCAGTTAATGCGTCGAGCACCGGACAGAACCGCGATGTCGAAGCTCCTATGTGGGTCGGCAACGCTCCGTTGATCGAAAGCCTGCTGACCGGTCTGGATGCCAACGCCAAGACCGACTTGGGTGGCAGAAGCCTACCCGGGCGGGACGTCTTTCTACTCCCGTAATCTCGCGCTGACATAGCGTCTTAACAGGGTCCCAACGGGCCCTTTTTTCATTTGAAAGGAGGGCCCACCGTGCCCACATCTGTCAAGTTATCGTCTGCCCTTGGGTTTCCCCAGCCGCGCGTGCTGGAGGAAACCGCTAGGGCGCTGGTCTTGGACCCCAGCGACTACTGGTTCATCAACAAAGAGAGTCCCATCGAGCCCCACGGGTCCGAGCTGGTCGAATGGTGGGAGGAGCTTCCCATCAGCGGTATGACTCCGGCCTACACCCTGGACACCGACCCTAAGATGCGGAAGTCTAGAGGTAGGAAGCACCACCTCGAGCGCACCAGCTACTGGAAAGAGACGGCGACCCTCAACGAGAGCGACATTCTCCGCACCGTAGACGAAATGCGCTACGACCAGCACGCTGGCAAGAAGCTCATCATGGGCCACTTGGAAGAGGGTGAAGCCCGACTGATGGCTCGCTGTGAGTGGCTCTGCGCTCAAGCCTACCAGTATGGCGAAATCCAAATTAACGAAGAAGGCAGCGAGGAAGGTGTGATTCGTACCATCGACTACGGATTCGACTCTTTCAACCTCGTGACCCCGGACGTCTCTTGGGATGACCCTCAGGCTGACATCGTGGGCAACCTTCAGGGCTGGATCAAGCAGTTCCGAGGATACTCGAAACGTGGCGTCCGTATTCGTATGAACGGAACCACCGCCGAGGCCATGATGAAAAACGGGACCGTCCGCGATCTGTTCAAGCAGTCAAATTTCGCGGGCGAGCTCGGAAGAGACAACTTCGGCAAGCTCCTGATTCTCTTGGTCGGCAAAGACCTGGTGGAGGTGGAGATTTACGACGAAGGCTACTTCGATGACGATGGCAACTACCACGAGTTCGTCCATGACGGGAAGGTCTTGCTCTTGGCCACTCCGCCGAAAGGCAAGAAGATCGGCTCCCTCAAGACTACCCCTTCGGTTGCCAACGCTGGTGGCGGTCAGCTAGCACGCCCCGGGAAGATCCTTGGCATCAAGGATATGACCGACAACAAGGAACGCCCGCGATACCAGACTACCCACGGTATCCACTGCATCCCCATCATCAAGTACGTCAAGTGCGTAATCTGTGCGACGGTGCTGTTCTGATGAGTAAGCCAAGAGACATTAGAGTTCTAAAGGGCGGACTGACTTTCGGTTCGCGGGTTTACAAGGCTGGAGAACTACTCGAGCCACGACATCACAGCGAGCGCGTCCACGCATACGCCAGCGGGGAGAAGAAGTTCTTCACCGGTGAGCGAGTCGTGGAGTTCGTCGAAGAGGCTCCCGAAGCTGAATCTCCCTCTGTCCTGACGGAAGTGACCATCGGAAACGGTCCAGTGTCCTCGACCGATTCGGAGGAATCCGAAGAAGTCGAAGCCGACGTGCTCGAAGTAGAGGGCGGGACGGTGGACGAACAGGGCGAGGTCACGGCCGAGGCTCCACCGGAACCCCAAGCCGAACCTCAGCCTGAAGTCGAGACCGACGAGTCCGACTTGGTGGACTTCATCCTGACTATGGTCGAGGAAGGTCACACCAAAACCGAGGTGGTCGAAACCCTGGCCGAAGGCGACGAGTACAGCCAGAAGCAAGTTCGCGGCGAGTTTGACCGGCTGATGGAAGTTGGCAGAATTCTCGAAACTGAGGAGCGCGGGAAATACCGCGTAACTGAGTAGATGCCATACTGCTGCCGAGCTGACATCGAGGCCAGGCTCCCCGAACTTCCGGAAGTTGGTATCAACGACAAGACCGACTCTCAGGTCGAATCCGGAATCGAGGATGCTCAAACGGAAATCGATGGCCAGCTCGGCGGCCTCTACACTGTGCCGTTCGATCTTGTACCCAACATCATCAAGGGTATCGCCGCCTATTTCGCCGCGGCATTTATCCTAGATTCCGGGTTCTCAGGTGGGGCGGAGGGCACGAAGCTTGCCAATCACTATCGCGCCATCGCTCAGGGCCGTCTCGATCGTATTCTGAATGGGACTCTGCTCCTCTATCCTGCCGACACGGAGGCCGAAGACGGCGGCGATTTCTATGCCGACCACAGCGGCCAAGAGCCGACACTAGCCGAGCACAATCCGTATGATGTGCGAGGTTCGATATGGCCCGGGTAAGGATTAGTCTCGATACCGGGCCACTGGGCGAGGTAATTGGCAAGATTAAGGCCCGCACATCGAACTTGCTTCCACTGATGAAGGAGTTTCACGCGCTCGCCATTGGTGCAGTCGATGACAAGTTTCGAAGAGAGGGCCCCGGTTGGCCGGAGCACGCTGAATCGACAAAGGCCCGAAGGGGAGCGAACGCTGCGATTCTCAGAGACAAGGCCCGCCTCTCCCAGTCGATGGCTGGCGGCAACGCGGACGCAATCGTCAAGATCGGGAAAAACTATGTAGAGGTTGGTTCCACCGTGCCCTACGCTCGTATCCACAACTTCGGAGGCACCATCCAGATGAAGCCTCGGAAGGCGGCGAAGCCTTCGAAGAAGTCGCGACAAGGCGAAGGCTATACCATCGTTATCCCTCAGCGTCGATTCTTGCCAAACGAATCGGAGCTGGAGCCCGATCTGTTGGATGCCGCCGAGGACTATCTTCAGGAGGTAATCGATGCTGGATAGCCTTGGCACCGACTTCACCGCATACCTGGAAAGCGAACGGACACCGAGCGGCAAGCTCTACGCAGTCAAGACTGTTCAAGATGGTGACCAGAAGCTCCGAACAGAGTTCCTTCCCGGCATTACCGTGGACTGGGATGATGAGATTGGCTACGACATGGAAGGCAACGCCGTTGCCTTGGAGCCAGTCTTCGCCGTCACTCTTTACACCGCAAGCCTGGAGGGCGTAAAGGCTGCCGAGAAGGTTCACCAGCGGCTTATGATTGAGCCAAAAGGAAGCACTTTTCGAGGCTTGATTCCAGCCCTCCTCAAGCTACGGGGCGCTTTCCGGCAGCCAAACGGTCAAGCTTGGAACCCCGTTACCTTCCGCATCCTCCCCCGTGGCGATTTCCGCGATGGACGAACCGCCACCATAGTCCAGACGATTGAAGTCCGGTTCCAGTCCCTCTTCAACCGTTCCCAATTTATCTAACCGCCGGAGCTACCGGCACCAACCTACAAGCCTCGCTTTCCGGCGGGGCTTTTTCATTTGAAAGGAGCCTGCAATGGGCAAATTTGAAGAAGTCTCGACCGGGGACGGCATCCTGAAATTAAACGGTATTGATGCCGGCTTTATCCGCAATGTCAACTTTTCCGTGACCTCGGAAGAACTAGAGCTTTGGAACGGCTCACCAGAGCAATTCGAGGGCGCCATCCCGACGCGGCAAGGGGCAACCCTGACCTGCGAGATGCTGGAGTTGTCAATGCTCAACTTCGGTCGAGTATTGGGCCAGGACGTGCTGACAGTACTAGATGATCCCGTGCCCGTAGTTGACCAAGAGTTGACCTTTGAGGCGTCTGGCGACTACGACCTGGCGCTTGAGCGTGTGTTCCTCAACGGCTATGGGGCCACGAGTATCACCGTGAAGTCAGAGGACGGCTTGACCACGTATGCCGAGGGTGAAGACTATATTCTGGATGGGACCAGTAAGGGGCTGATTCGCCTATCTAGCGGGGACATCCCCGAAGGAGCGACAGTGCTGGTGAGCTACACCTACACTCCGATAGCTTCTACCGAGATTCGCGGAGGCGTGACTTTCCAGAGGCAGCGTTTCAGTCTCGAGTTCGTCCACCCGAAGATCACAAAGGGTACCAACTTGGTTCTCTCTCACTCTATCGTGGAGCCCGCTTCCAACTGGAGC